AGATACATCGGGTGATACACCTGATCAAATGTATTGTAGAGACTCTACAAGTTTTACAAACAAAACAATATTAAATGGATACGTCAAAACAGGAGGCGTATGGAAAGAATTTTATACCATTTTTGAAACAACAACTTTAGAAACATTTAGCACTGCAGGCATTTTTACAGACAGAGTTCCAGCCTTAGCAAATCGCATACATATTCAATCTGCTGTCGGTGGAGGCTCTGGAGGATATCGTGGGGCTGATTATGATAAAGCAGGAGGGGAATCTGCTGGACCTGGTGGAGCATCAGGTGCGTTTATTTCTGATATGGTTTTTGCTGTTACTGGCGGTGAACAATTAACTTTAGTAATAGGAGATGGTGGCGCTGCTGGGACTGGTGTTTACAGTGGATCATCAGGAACTGGTGGCTCAACAACTTTATCAGGAGCAACGACAGGACCTATATTTACTTTAGGAGGTGGAGCTGCGGCATCTGTTTCTGGTGGAGGTGTTCAAGGCCCTCTTCGTACAAACAACGCAAGCGCAGGAGGCACAAGATCAGGTTTTGCAACCGCAATAACCTCTGGCACAACGGTTGATGGTTTAGATATTACAAGTTTTACTGGTGGTCCAAGAGGCACCTTTAATCAACAAGGAGATGGAACAGCGGGAGCTAATCCAGGCAACTGTGGAGGAGACAACTGTACAATTGGTGGTGGCGATGGAGGCGACTCTTTTGCTGGGTCAAGTAATACTGGTGGTATTGGGGGTGCAAATGGTAATACAGCTGGAACTGCAGGGACAAGAGGTGCAGGTGGTGGCGGTGGAGGAACAGAACCAGGCTCTTCACAAGGAGGTGCAGGTGGTGCTGGCGAAATAGTTTTTAGATATTTGAGATTATAATGCCATTAACAAAATTAAATTTTAAACCAGGTATTGATAAACAGAACACTGAATACGGTGCGGAAGGACGTTGGATAGATGCAGACAACGTAAGATTTCATTATGGTCTACCACAAAAAGTGGGTGGTTGGCAGAAACTTGTTAATGATACAATCATCGGAGTCGCAAGAGATATTCATGCATGGACATCTTTGGATGGTGTAAGGTACACGGCTCTCGGAACAGATCGAAAATTTTATATATACACAGAGGGTACCATTGCTGATGTTACTCCTATTAGAAAAACAACAAGCAGTATATCAAACCCTTTTACAACCAATGGAACTAATAACGTTACTGTAACAGATACTGGACACCAAGCTTCTATCGGTGATTTTGTAACCTTTGATTCTTTTTCTGCAATAGATGGACTTGATATGAATGCAGAGTTTGAGATTACATCTATTACAAACTCTAATAGTTATGTTGTAACACAAACTAGTAATGCCTCTGGATCAACATCTGGAGGTGGTGGAACTGGTAATATTAATTATCAAATAAGTATAGGACCAGATGCTTCTGTGTATGGTTATGGTTGGGGTATTGGCACATGGAACACAAGCACATGGAACACGCCTAGATCAACATCGACAGTTACACTAGACGGTAGAAACTGGAGCTTTGATAATTTTGGTGAGGATTTAATTGCTACTGTACACAAAGGTGGCACATTTAGATGGGATACATCTGCAGGATTAAATACAAGAGCTACTGTCATTACACAAGCACCTACAAATTCAAGATTTAATTTAGTATCAATGCCAGATAGACACATATTTTTATTTGGCACAGAAACAACCATTGCAGATAGCACTACACAAGATGATTTATTTTTACGATTCTCTTCTCAAGAAGACTTTACAACATGGACACCAACGGCAACAAATACTGCAGGATCTTTTCGTATACAGGATGGGTCAAAAATAGTAGCTGCAGTTAGATCTAGAAATGCTGTTCTTGTATGGACAGATAATTCACTGCATGCTCTACAATTTGTAGGGGCTCCTTTTACTTTTTCACTTGTGCAATTAGGTGCTAACTGTGGCGCTGTTGGTGTGCACTCAGCCGTAGATATTAACGGTGTAGCATATTGGATGTCTCAAAATGCTTTCTATCTCTATGATGGTACAGTTAAAAAATTACCATGTAGCGTACAAGATTACGTGTTTGAAGATTTTAGTATTGCTAATTATGCAGAAACATATGCAGGTATTAATTCTGAATTTAATGAAATAACTTGGTTTTATCCTTCAGCAGGTTCTACACAAATAGACAGAGCTGTAAGCTATAACTACTTAGAAAAAACTTGGTACACATCTAACTTAGCAAGAACCACTTGGTCTGATTACGGTGTATATCAACAACCTTATGCAACAAAATATTTTCCTAATAATACTGCAACGACACCAACAGTGATTGGTTTAACAGCGGGTGCTTCAACATTTTATGAACACGAAGTAGGTTTTGATGATGATGGTTCAGCTATGACTGCATTCATAACATCAGGTGATTTTGACATACAAGATGGTCAACAAATGTTATCTGTAAGCAGGGGTATACCAGATTTTAAAGATCAGGTAGGAGATGCTACAATAAAATTAGGTTTTAAATCATTTCCTTCACAAACAGCAACTGATATATCAAGAACAATAACAACAAATACTACTAAATTTGATCTACGTGGTAGAGGTAGACAGGCGAATGTAGATATACGAAGCACCGATGTAGGTGCTAATTGGCGTTATGGTACGCTTAGACTAGATGTAAAACCAGATGGAGGTAGATAATGGCTAAAATTGCAACAACTAGATTACCAGATTCAACACCTGAGTATGAAGCATCACAATTTGATGCACTAATTCGTGTGCTTGAACAGATTACACAACAATTAAACTTTGGATTTCAACAAGATATAAAAGACGAATCTACAGCAAGGAGTTTCTTCCTTGGCTGATCAATTTAAAAGTTTTTCTAAGACTGCTACAGGGTCCAATACAGCGGTTTATACGGTGCCTACAGCTAACGAAGGTGCTGTGCCACCTGTATTACCAACTACGGCCATAGTAAAAAGCATTAGATTGTCTAATCAAACAGGTGGTGCGGTAACGACAACGGTAGCTGTTCTAGATTACGATGCTAGTTCACCTCTAGAAATAGAATTATATAAGGATAGTTTAGCAGATGGGGCAGAAACAGAAGTGCTTACACATCCTGTTGTTTTAGAGCAACAAGATGCTGTTAAAATATTAGGAAATGGTGTAAAAATACTAGTTAGTTTAATGGAGATCACATAATGTCAGAAGAAAATATTGGTAAAAAAGTACAAGATGCCGAACAGATTGGCACTGAAAAAGTTGGTGATAAAGAAATACCAATATTAAAGCCAGAAGTTTATGTAAAAATTTATTGTTCTAATTGTAAAGCAGAAGTTGATGATGAGGAGAAGGCTACTGGCAATTGTAACGACTGTGGTAAACCTTGGGCCGAATCAAAGGCCAAAGATGTTACCATACGTGTCGTTAAAATGCCTGAAGTGTTTGGTGATGGAGGAGAACTTTAGTTCTTACAATCACAGTCATCGCAACAATGTTGCTCTGAATCTTTGATATGTCTTTCAACGTCCCTTTCCATAGCTAATAGTCGTTCGTGATATTTGCTCACCTTATCTGCAAGGTAGGCAATGGCTTTATTTATGTCTTCGTTTTCCATATTTGCTCCTGTGATTGTTAATTTTGGTGAGAACCTAATGTAAACATATTTTATTTCAAATCAACAGAACTTTTTAAAATTGTTTTCTTGACAATTAGTGTGACTCAGAATAACCGACGTGCAAATACTCTATCTTTGTTACCCAACCTTTTGGTATTGCTATCGCACCACCACCATGATTATCATCTTTATCGGTGCACCAAGATCGCATGACAACAACCTTTTCTTTAGTGTTTACAACCATGTATCCTACTTCTTGACACACGGCTAATGGTGCATTAGTTATGTCTTTTATAGGCAACCAACCAGTTTCCATATCACGAGCGTCTAACCACGTTAAACGAACCATAGGAACCTTTGTAATATCGAAGCTCATTTGTAGTTGCACAATACTAGAAATTTGCCTATAATTATACGATTAATTAGGCTTATTTCACAAGGCCAGCCTCCTTGCACTATTTAACAATCATGATTTGCAAAAGGAGAACATGCTAAAAAAGATTTTTAAGTCCGCTAAGAAATTAGTACAAAAAGCAGCGCCTGTAATAGGAGCTGGATTAGGATATCTTTATGGTGGACCAGCACTAGGTGGAGCATTAGGCTCTGGTTTAGGTGCAGGTATAGGTAGTTTAGTAGGAGGTAGAAGTCCTCAAGAATCTTTGCGTAATGCTTTATTAGGTGGAGCTGCAGGATTTGGTGCTACTAAATTTTTAGGCATGACACCAGGTGCAGGTCTCAGTGGTTTGTTAGGTAGAACAGCTCCTATATTAGGAACAGGAACAACTGGTGGAGCTGCAGGTTCTGGATTGATACCAGGAGCTGCGGGTAAGTTAACAGTAAAAGCACCTCAAGGATTAAATGCACTTCAAAAAGCTGCGACATTTGTAAAAACAAGACCATTAACAAGTGCTGCTATTTTAGCAGGAGCAACAGGTTTAATGGGTAGCGAGCAAGAGCAAAAAGATTCAGAGATGATGCCAAGTGTATTTGGAACTGTAGATCCATTTAAAAATTTAGGTGCAGCAACTACTATGCCTGTAACAACGATTCCATTTTCACAGTATGGTCCTAATCTAATTAATAGAAGAGATGGTGGTATCATTAGTTTGTCCGAAGGTGGTAACTTTCCAAGAAAAAATGGTAAGATAGCAGGACCAGGAACCGAGACTAGTGATGAAATACCTGCAATGTTAAGTGATGGAGAATTTGTTGTTAATGCAAGAACAGTCAGAGGATTAGGACAAGCAATGGGTGGTAAAGGTAAACAAGATACTAGAGACAGAGGATCAAAATTCTTGTATAGTCTGCAAGAGAAATACGGAGGCAAGAGATAATGAGTACAACCACTCAAATACAAAGACAACCAGAGTATATTGAAAAAAGAGCCGAACAGCTTTTAGCTTCTGTATTTGGTGACCCAAGCGCAGTAAGAAGATCAGGCGAAAGTGATGCTGATTTTAACTTACGTAAGTTTGGTAGAGCAGGAATATCACAAGCTATACCAGCATTTCAATTTGCAGGGTTCACGCCTCAACAACAACAAGCATTTGGTTTAGCAAGTCAAAATGTAGGAGCATTTCAACCTGCATTACAGAAAGGAATGTCAACAGCAGACTTAGGAGTTGCTGGTTTAATTGGTGGAACGCAAGCTTTTCAGCCATCACAGGCACAAGCTTTCATGGACCCGTACCAACAGAATGTTACACAACAAGCTTTAGCAGAATTAGACAGACAAGGAGCTCAAGCTAGAAATAGATTAGCAGGACAAGCAACAAGAGCAGGAGTATTTGGTGGTTCTAGATTTGGTGTACAAGAAGCAGAATTAGATCGTAATTTACAAGACATAAAATCAAGAAGAATATTTGAAGACTTATCACGAAACTTTCAACAAGCACAACGTGCTGCAATGGGTGCACAAGAAGCACAACAAAGAAGACAATTAATGGCTGGTCAACAGTTAGGTAATCTTGGTAGAGTACAAGCTGGACTTGGCGCTCTTGGTCAACAACTTGGACAACAAGATATACAGTCACTTCTAGGTGTTGGTGGTATGCAACAACAACTTGGCCAAGCACAATTAGAAGCACAAAGACAACAACAACTCATGGCACAACGTGAGCCGTTTACAAGGCTTGGTTTTGCTAGTGATATACTACGAGGCACACCTAGTGGTGGTATCTCTTACATACAAGAACCTAGCACTAGTCCATTTGCTCAAGCACTTGGTTTAGGTATTGCAGGACTTGGCGCTCTCGGTCAGTTTGGTCAAGGCTTTGGTGGAGTAAAAGATGCTTTTAGTGGTATAGGAAACATTTTTAGCTAATATGGTAGCTTTTTTAGTACCATTAGGAATACAAGCTGCAGTAAGGGCAGCACCTTTTGCTGCAAGATTTGCTAAACCAGCTTTAAAATTTGGTTATGAAGGTCTTAAAAAAGGATTAGGTTATTTTAGACCTTATCAAATGGCACCTGGAGTTAGGGCGTCTGGTAATCAAATTATTCAAAGTGGTAAATTTGCAGGGCAAAAATTTAAAGATGTATACCCAAATCTTTTTAGAAGAGGAAATATGCCTAGATTTAATATAACTAGCACAAATCCTGCAAACATTGCATTACAAACAGGAGCCACAGCAGCACCTTTTGCTTATGATTTTTTAACGGAAAGCGCTGAAGAAAGTGTTAACAATCAAGAAAATAAAAAGCCTGATCCAGGTGGTCCAGTGGACACAGTTCCAGATCCAGTAAAACCTAAAGATAAAAAAGACAAGGATGATAAAACTACAAGCACTGATGATCAAATTAAGAAAGGTGATTTGGATAGTTTTATAAATGATAGAATAGGTTTATTTGAAAAATATATCGGTGATGATAGTAGAAAAAGAACAAAGAGTGCAGCATACAATGCTATGGTGCAATTTGGTTTAAATCTTGCTTCAAGTAAAGATCCAAATTTATTAAAAGCCATTGCAGAGTCCGCAAAAGATCCTATGAAAGAATTTGCTGATTTAGGAAATCAGTTAATGGATCGTGCAGAGTCAATTAAAAAAGCTGGTATAGAATCTGGTGTGGCTGCTTACGATAAAGCTCAGGATCGTGAAGTTGACAGAGAAGCTATTGCGGCAGATATTTTAAAAGAACAAATAAAACAAGATGCTAAAACTCTTAGTAGAGGAGAATTTATAACAGCGACAATGGAAAGTATTGCTGGAAATCAAACACTTGTTGATGCAATTACCTCTGTTAAATATGACAAAGATGGAAACTTAATAGAAGGCGCTCCGTCGGATGCAGCTTTAATACAAAAATATGCTGAGGAACAATATGATATATACCGAGCTGTAGAGATCCCACCTGGCTCTGCTGGTGATGAGCTCTATGAATCATTACCAAGTGGTTCTAGATACTATGATCAGCAAACAGGAACTTACGGCACAAAACCATAAAGGAGATAACCAATGGTTATAAAGACAACTAGGTTTGGAGATTCCGTAGAGTCTGCTGGAGACGACAGTTCCGTAATAATAAATAACAAAAAGACAGATAGATTTGGAAATATAATAGAGGTGGAAAAACCAATCTCTAAAGATTTTAAATTTAGTTCAACAGCTAAAAATCCCAAAGAAGAAAAAGAAGAAGGTTTTATTGAAAAGTATATTGTTGATCCAATAACGGCAGGTGCTGCGGGGGTAGGTGAAGGAGCATTTAAATTAGTAGAAGGAACTCTTTCTGTTGGAACTTTACTTGCTGATTTAGGAATGGGTACTGATATCACATCAAAAGTACAAAAATATTTTGATGATAATAAAGTTTTGCAAGCTCTAGAAGACAAGGCTGACGACTCATGGACTGGTACAGTTACATCAGTTCTTACACAGTTTGGTGTTCCTGGTGGTGTAGCACTTAAAGTAGCTAATGGATTAATTAAGGCAAGACAAGCTGGTGCTTTAGCGGGAAAAGGTTCAAGTTTTATTTCTCGAAGACCTAATGTAACTAAAGCTTTACTTGCAGGTGGAGCTGAATCTGCTGCAGCAACGAGTGATATGGGCACTCTTGGTGATCTTATTGGTATAGGACCAACTCAAACTGGTGATGATATCAATGCAACAGGAAGAGAACTAGCTTTTAAAAGACTGACAAACAAATTTAAGTTTGGTGTGGAAGGAGCACTTGGTTTTACACTATTTGATAATGTAATTTTTCCTATGGGTAAGTCTTTGTTCAAAGGAAGTGCACCCGCATTTACTGGTTTATTAAAACACGTAGGTGTTAATAAAAACAATATTAAATTTTTAGAGTTTGATGCAGAAAAAAATGCAAACGTTTTAAAGGAAACAGCTATAGATGAAGGGTTTCAATTTAATAAAAATAATATTTTAAGATGGATAGATAAAAATGTTTTATCACCTTTTCGTGCAAGAGGTAATTTACCTAAAGATGTTTTTGAAGCTAACAGAACAAAGATAAACAAACTAAGAGCTGTTGCGGAAAAAGTAAGAGTGGAAACTCTAGACTTAGAAAAAGCTGTGCAAGCAGCAATAGATCCTAGTGGCGGAGGTGTATTAAATCAGCTTGATAAACTAGGCATGAGAAGAAGAGAAAGACTCATGGAAAATATTTATGATTATTTAACAAGTGGTAAAATGAAATCTACAAAAATAGATCCAAAAACAGGTAAAGTAATCCCCTTAAGTGTGGATGAATTAAAAGGTGTTGAAGGGTTTAGAGAAGCTTTTAAAGATATACCACCAGAACTTTTACCTTACATAGCAAAAATTAGAAATTCTATAGATGAAATGAGTATGTCTTTATCTGAACTACCAAACTTTACTATGAAAGGAGGAAAAGATTTTCAACAGATAGTGTCAGCAAATATAGGTGAATACATGACAAGAAGTTATAAACTAAAAGGAAGTAAAGCAGAGAGAGGTCAATGGCTTAATACCCTTAGAAATACTCCTGAAGGTCAGGCTATCATGGATAGAGCCAGAACTTACATAAGAAATAATAACAAAAATATGTCGGATGATATGGTTGAAGAAGAACTTCAATCATTATTAAGAGAGCAAAAAGAAGAAATTCTTGATGGAATGGTAATGAAGTTATCAAAATATGACACCGCAATTAAACAAACTAGAGAACAAATACCAGGAGAACTAAGAGAATTACTTGGAGAGATAAAAGATCCTATTAAACAGTACATGAGAACTGCAGCTAAAATAAACACATACATCGCTGATACAAATTTTTTTAATACACTGTTAAAAAAGGGAAAAGGAAAATATTTTTTTGAAGCTCCAAAACAATTAAGAGGTGAAACTGTTACCAACGTTCCCGCAGGAGAAGGGGGCCTAGAATTTGGATCTACAATAATATCTGATGGTCCACTAAATGGATACAGAACAACACCTGAAATTGCAAAAGCATTAGAAAACATAAGTAATTCAAAGAAAAATGCCGATCAATTATCTAATTTATATTACAAAGTTTTTCTTGCACCAAAAGCATTTACACAAGAAGCTAAAACAACTCTATCACCTATAACTCACGCTCGTAATATTATTAGTGCGGCGTCGTTTACTGGCATGAATGGTAACTTTTTTACTAATCCATTGAGAGCAGCAGAAGATTTTAAAAGAGCATATAAATTAGTAACTGCCAGATCAAAAAGTGCAATCGAATCTGACATGGGTAGAAAGTATTTTAAAAATGCTGACGACTACAAGAATTATGTTGATGAATACACAGAGCTACAAGAGTTAGGTATAATTAACACGAGTGCAAGATTAGGAGAGATTACACAAAGTTTAGATGAAGTAAGTGCTGGTCTACAAAACCTCACAGAAGAAGGTAAGATTTACACAATGCTACGTGGATGGGGTGACAAAACAGGATTTAATAAACTACGTGGTGTTGCAAGAACAGCGTATCAAGCAGAAGATGATTTGTACAAAATACAAAATTTTTATTCTGAGCAACGTAAATTTACAAATGTGTACAAGAAACTATATGATCAAAATCCTGAAAATTTTATAAAACAGTATGGTGATGAAATTGCTAGAGTAAACCCTAATCTCACAAGAGCAGAGGCTTTAGCTACAATGAGAACTAAAGAAGGCTTTGATAGATTTATAAAACTAAAAGCTGCCGACACAGTTAAAAATAATATACCAAACTATGATTACATAGGTGCTTTTGGACAAACATTACGAAGACTACCAATAGGTAACTTTGTATCCTTTCCTTTAGAAATTATACGTACTGGTATCAATACGGCAAGACAAGGATTAAGAGAAGTTTTAGATCCAAACACAGTTGGTATTGGAACAACTAGACTTGCAGGTGTTGCAACCTTTGGTATTGGTTTAGGTAAAGGTTTACAAGAAGGAGCGCAACTTGTAGCTGGTGTATCTAATGAACAACTTAATGCGTTAAGAGAATATCTTCCTGAGTGGTCAAAAGATTCTACTCTCATTCCTATAAAACAGGGTAATCAATTATACTACATTGATTTTTCTCACACTAATGCGTATGATATTTTAACTTTGCCTTTACGTGCAGCGTTAAACGGATATGATGCTGCAAGAGATCAAGGGCAAGGAGTTCTTCAAAGTTTTGATGATGCAGCGATAAGAGCAGCTTCAAAATTTGCATCTCCTTTTGTTGAAGAATCTATAGCCACACAATTTCTTGCGGATGTATTTGTTCGTGGAGGAGAGTCATCTACAGGAAGAAGATTATGGAATCCTCAAGATGACATGGGTACAAAGATAACAAACACTCTCGCTGAACTATTTAGAACAGCTTCACCAGGATCTTTAGCACAGTTTAGAAGATTATATCTTTCTGGATTTGGAAATAAAGATCAATACAATAGAGGATATAAATTTTTAAATGAATCAAGTGGTTTACTTGGATTTAGAATTCAAAATCCTTTTGTTGAAGATGGAATTAATTTTAAAATATCTGAAAATAAAAGAGCGGTAGCTGATTCAAAAAAACTATTTACTAGTGTTGCTTATAGAGCGGACTCTACTCCAGAAGAAATAGTAGCTGCATATAGAAAAGCAAACGAAGCTAAATTAAGAAATGATCAAGCTTTATTTAAACAAATACAAGCAGCTAGACAGCTAGGTGTATCAGATAGAAAAATAAAAAGCATTATAGGAGAAAGATACTCTGCAAATGAATCTAGAAAACTTTTAAGAAATCAATTTACACCAATAAAAGTATCTGATTTTGCATTTCAAACCATGAGAAAAAATTCTATTGAGAGAGATGGAAGAGATATAAGTAGAATTGTTAGAGCGCAAACTAATGGAATATATAGATCGTTAGGTAATAGCACATTATTTGATGACCCAAGAGGATTGTTTAGAGAAACTATAAACGTAATAGAGGGAACTCCTTTAACGACAAGACCTAAAGTTAGTGACGCAAGTCCTATTCTTGACTTCTCACAAACGCAAACTCCTGTTTTACCTAACATTACTGGCACTCCTACCGTAGATAGGTTTGGAAATACTACAACAGTATCACCATCAGACAGATCTCAGCTTGCCAAAAGCGGAGATATTGATATAACAGAAGCAATAGCAAATAGAGGATAATATGCCACCACCAAGACGTAGAACTAGAAGAAGACCACAAGGCGGAAAAGGAGGCTCTCGTAGAGGGAGACCTGGCGGTTCAAAAAATAGAAGAAGCTTTAAGCAGTTTAGAGATAGAAACAAAAGAAGATCCAATGTAGCAACTGGCGGTTCTAATACAGGTAGAGAATCTGGAATTCTAGCTAGTCAAAAAACAAACAAAATTAAAAGCTTAGAACAAAGTGTTGGTAGTCTTGATAGACGAATAGAGAACGCTTTAAAAGATGGTAACACAGATTTAGCAAAAGATCTTCGATCAAGATTAAATAAATTTACCACACGACTAGGTGATGAAAGAGCAAAACAAATAGATGGTGGTGTTTTAAGAACTGATAGTGGAAGTATAATTAAAACAAGTAGTGGCCGTCCTGTTCTTACCAACCGTGGTTTAGCTGCATTCAACCAAACAAAAGATATGGACTTCTTAGATCCAACAAGAAAATTACAAAACGAATATCCAGAAGAATTTGCGAAGATGTATCCTATCGCTAATCAATTAAATAAAGGACTGCCTACAACTAGAATTGCTAAAACAATAGGACAAGAACTTCTTGGTAGAGAACCTAAACCAATAGGTTACACAGACCCTGATATGCCAGGTGTGAGATATCCTTTGGATATAGGCTTTGGTGCAGGAGAAGGTGAACCAGCGCCAATTATGATAGATGATTTTGATAAGGCATTAGACGTTGCCCCACCAGGTGTTCCTTTAGCTGATCAGATAATTATTCCAAAAGTAAAACCCAAACCAGACTTTCAAGTTGATTCACCAAGATTTAGAAATCCAGCTGAAGAAACAGGTGTTCTTGAATTTGGTGATAATTTAAAAACTATTGATGAAGCAAGAATACAAGGTCCAGATATGGTTAAGACAAACTTTCTTGATATGGGTGATAATTTAAAAACTATTGATAGTGCAAGAGTACAAGGTCCAGTAGAAAAAGAACCTCCTATTACAGCATTAAAAGATGAAAATATAATTATGCCTGGAACTCAAGTAAGTGGAGAGAACTTTGCAACTCAAGTTGCAGAAAACAACGCTCAATTAAAACAAAATGTAATTGCTAATCCTGAATTAAATAACGATCAAAAAGAAATGATACTAAAAGAAATAGACGATCTTACAGGATTTGAATCTACAAGTTTACTTCCTGCTGGTAGATCCGATCCAGTAATCTTTGACCAGTATGTTAGTGACGCTTTAAATAGAATAGGGCAACCACAAGTTGTGCCTCAAAACTTTGATGTTATTGATCCTAGCATTGTTGATCCTGCAGCCGAGGCTGATGCACTAGCTACCTTAAACTCTTTAAATGAAAGCAATGCTGAACGTAGTCTTTTTGAAAGATTATTTGATTCAAACCCAGATGAACCAGGAACTCAGTTCTTTAATTTAAATCCTAATAGATGAAGAAGAAAACAAAAAAAGAAAAGAAGATAAGCAAGGTCATGATAGAATTTAAAAAAGGCAAACTACCTATTGGTAAATCAAAAAAGAAAGTTAAGTCTAGAAAGCAAGCTATTGCTATTGCTTTGAGAGAAGCTGGAGTTAAAAGAAAATGAACCTGTCAATGCGTGATTGGATATGGGTCATGGGTATCGTAGCTGGTATTGCTACAACGTATGGCATGATGTCATCACGAGTCACGGCTCTTGAATCAAAGATAAAAGATTTAGATATGTTGCGTATCGATTCACGGCTCTCGGTCATTGAGATACAAGTCATAGAAATAAACGAAAAATTAGATAAGTTACTAGATTAAATATCTTTTCTTACATCCTCAATACATTGTACTTTAAAAGTAAAGTATTGATTCATATCAAACTTCATGAACTTTCTGCCCATTTCCTGACATACTTTAAGGTCTTCAAACTTTTCTTGGTATACCATTTGATTACCAGTATAAACCCAAGCTGATCCATTGAACCCCCATAAGCTCACTACTAATAGATAAATCTTAATCATTATTATAGAAGTAGCACTTTCCCTCTTCAGTTACCATGAGTAATTTGACGCCCATCTTCTTCTGTTGTTGACTTGGCATTCTTCGTATCTTATGTCCTGCATGAGTGCCTGTCTTTCTTATGCTTTCACTTTTAATATCTATTTTAAGGATGTCTCCATCATCATTCATAGCAATCACGTCACACGGCCCAAGGCCACTGATGTTGTCAAATACGTAGTAATTTTTTTGGGTTAGCCAGAGTATGGCTTTGATGTGATTTGCAAAACCTTTTCTATGCTTTCTATCCAATCTCGCCCCACGAAGAACCAATTTCACAATCTACTTTAGCTGGTACCCTCATCTCCACGGCATTTTCCATGATCTCTATAATCTTTTTCTTCTCCTCTTCGGTAGAAAAAGAAATATCCAACTCATCATGTACCTGGATTAAAGGGGTAATACCCTCTTTAAATACATCTATCATTGCTTTCTTCGTTTGATCGGCAGCAGAGCCTTGAATTAATCTATTCAAAGCTTTGTATGTATAAGCACGTTTAATTTTATGGCCAAAACCGTACTCTATTTCGGCCTCTTTCTTTGGCATAGCTTTGTGCATACCAAATGAATTAGGTTCCCACATGTCAAACCGACATTTTCTTTGTAATAATGTCTTGATAAAGCCATATTGTGAGGCTCTGGACATGCTTAAATCTGTTAGTTCCTTAACAAAAGGAACAGTAGAATGATAATTATTAAAAACATCTTCTATCTCCTCTTTTTCAAGCCCTAGTTCACTCATTAATTTTCCCTTGCCCATGCCATACATCATCCCTAAATTGATTGTCTTGGCCTGTTTTCGGTCTATATCAGCCATGTCTGCAACTGTTTGATGGAAATCAATATCACCGTTAGTATATCCATCAACCAAAGTCTTGACTCCTCTAAGGGCTTGTTGTCCTTTTTTCTCCTGATTTTCGCTAATAACTGCAGCATAATGCACCAAAAGACGTGGTTCTTGTTGTGAATAATCAAAGCATCCCCACTTCTGACCCTCCTCTGGTATAAATAATTGTCTTATTTTAGGACCAATCTCAGCATTTCTTGCAGGAATTTGTTGTAAGTTTGGATTCTGCATACTTAAACGTCCCGATATGGTACCACCAGTCTCTGATCTTAATTGATTTACATCAGCATGTATACGACCTTTGTGTTCATGGCGCATGATAGAATCAATAAAGGTTGTTCTTGCTTTATTAAACTCTCTTGCTTTTACGATACTCTGTGCAAACTTATGTTTGTGTGTAGCTAAAAAGTTTTTATCAAAGCTTGGTAGTCCAGTAGGAGTTCTATTGTATTTTATTTTAAGTTTATCAAAAGCTTTTGCTATTGATAAAGGTGCTAGTATTTCTACCTCAAACCCACAAGTCTTGTATAAATAATCTAAAACTTCTTTTTCTGATTTCTCAAAATCATTTTTTATTCTATCTGCTTTTTCTAGATCTATAGCCACACCTTTCTTTTTCATAGCAAATAAAACATTGAACAGCTCTGATTCTAAATTAAAAATACTATTTAAATTTTGTGTGCTTATTTCTCTTTGTAATACATGCCAAAGTTTTAAAGTAACTGTAGCATCCTGTTCTGCATACGGACCAACATACATGGGAGGTAGTTTCCACATCTCACTTTTTGCATCCACACCCCATTCTTTTGCAGCTTCATACAACAATGCCTCTGATTTTGTTTCACCAACATACTCTTTTGAAAGCTCTCGAAGAGAATAGTTGTATCTATTTTCATTTAATAAAGGAGCTGCGATCATGGTATCAATTATTTTACCATTAACTTTTAAACCCATGGCATCTAACCACCCAACATCATACATGGCGTTATGAAATATTTTATCACAGGGTAGATCGAGTATTTCTTTTAATTGTCTTTTAAAAATTTTCTCATCAAAGTTACCGCCACCTTCATGTGCAATAGGATAGTATCCTTGCCAACCATCCACGGCCAACGCTACACCAATAACTCTTCCTTTTTTTGTAGCCCATCCTGGTCCTATACCAGAATTCAAACCATCATCTTTTGTTTCTAAGTCAATAGCAATTTCTTTTGCGTCAGATAAATTTGGAACAGACTCTGGTGGAATCCACTCACTTGGTGTTTTGAATAACGAGGGCTGGCTCACTTATCTCTTTCATTTATTTCCCCCGCAATAGAGGCATAAGCAGCTAAATCAATATAACTGTCTTCTTTATGTGCATGCATCAGTCTCGCTACTTTTACTAAAGCCATGCACATCGCCACATCATGTGCTGATATATTTTTCTGGAGGAAAATTGACCACAACGCAGCGATGTTCTTGTGATTTTTAAGTTTATCGCCGTATTCATTTTGACGATCTCCTTCAACCAATTCTTTTGCTTGTTGTAATATGTTACTGCAAATCATTTACAACTCTTTAAATTCTCTGTTTGATTTTGATGATATAAGATGCAAAGATTTTTTTGCTCTTGTAGCTCCCACATAAAACACTCTCCTTTCATCATCAATTACTTTGCTGATGTTGTTATCTACTTTTGTAGGCAGGTCTTTTAATAGCATAACATTGTCTGCTTCGCCACCCTTTGATGCATGTATCGTAGAAATTTTTATATTTTTCGATTTGTGAAAATCCTGATCTCTATCCATAGCAGAATTAATATATCGTGTTTGTTCTGCTGGTATTTTATCTAGTGCAAAGTTCCATTCTGTATTGGAATCGACATTCAAACCATGCTTCACGACCAACGATTCATAGTCATACGTAACTTCATCACTAGCATTCTCTAAATTTTTAAACCCTCTTTCAATACCACTATTACCAGAAATATAATGATAAATATCTTTTACGATTGGTAACTCAACTGATTCACCTTGTTGTATTTTTTTCCATCCTTTGATTGCATTCATCATTTTATCTGAAACAGAAGACCGTCCTTTGTACTCATAAAAAAATCCTTTTGATTTTAAATCTTCTATAAATTGTTCTGCTATGTAATTTGTTCTTGCTAATATTAACCACGATCCATTTGTCAAATCAATTGATGGATTAAAACAAGTGCGATGATGCTTTACTAAACCCTCTCTATCTTTTGGCTGCCAATCTTTTGGAACTCTATCTCTTACTTTTGTTATTAAATTATTTGCAAGTCTGTGAATTGATTTTGGAATTCTGTAAGATTGTTGCAACACGGTTCTCTCTCCACCAATTAATCCAAGTCTTTTTGTGTCAGCTCCAGCCCAATCAAATATAGCTTGGTCATCATCACCAGCTACATAAGCACGTTCACAATTTCTAATTATCAATTCAACCATTTGCCATTGTATGAAACTAAGATCCTGCGCTTCATCAATGATAGCCACATCTAACTTTGGTGCATCTTTTCTTTCATTAAATTTTAAAATCATGTCGGTAAAATTCAATACGTTTTTTCTTTTTTTAAAATCTTCTATACCTCTATCAATATAACTTAAAAACTCAAACCCTCCTCGTATGTGTTCATCACTTTGTAAAAAAGCTGCAGACAAGGAAATGTTTTTAACTTTTGCTGTGTCAATTATTTTTAAATAAGGATCTTGTGGTTGTGATATCCCTAAATCTTTTACTGTTTTATTTGGATTAATTATATTTACTTGTAAGTAGTCAGATAATTCTTTGTAATCTTTATCACCCATGACATCTGCATTTTTTAATCCTAAAAATTTAAACGCCATACTGTGTAGTGTTCTAAAATATTTTAAATCTTTTTTATCTAAACCAAATTTAATGGAGGCTCTTGCTATGGCTTCATCTGCAGCTTTGTTTGTAAAAGCAAAGTATCCTATTCTATCTGGTGGTGTTCCTTGTTGTAATTCTTTTTCAACAATGTTTAATAGATGTGTTGTCTTACCTGTACCAGGTGGACCAAATATTATATTAATCTTTTTGCTGTGCTTGTCTTGTAATATCATCTTGTATCATCATTAAGTTTAATTTTATCATCTTCAAATCATTAACTAACATTCTCTTTGTTAACTTTGCTGATTTGTTTTCTGCTTTAGATACTAGTTGTGCAGCTATACCTAAAGTTTCTTTAATTAGTTTTTCCATTCATCACCTCCAAGATTGTTTTTCCTATGTAGTAAGGTATCTGTGGTACCAAACTATTGCCTAATGATTTAAGTCTGTCCACCCTTTTGGGTATCCCATGAGCCACTCTACCCACGTCGGGTTCAGACTCCCACCACCCTTCTGCTCCTTGACTGCCATCGTAAGACCAACCTGTTTGCCCATCGCTATTCTTCTCTGCACTACTGGATCTGAAAGATTGCCCCTGTCTCTGTTGTCCGATGCGTTCGGCGTTGGCCACATCTGCATTTTTACTACCTGTTCTGATAGAGGTCGACTGTTTCTGTTCAAAGTTTTTTCGGATGCTTTCCCACTTTTCCAATCTCTCGCTGTCGGCGTTGGCCACATTAATTTCGGATGTGCTACTTGATCGTTTAAACTGATTGGCATTTTCTTTTCGAGTTTCATTTTCATTCTCTTCTCGGAGCTCGGACCACGGCCCCCGTGGGCGTCTGGAGTTCGCCACAATCCAGACTCTTTCTCTTTGGTGGTTGGCGCCGATGCTCGAAGCTGAAATACTAAACGGCCTAACGGCGTAGTCTTCACTCTCCAAGTCCGAGATAACGGTGTCGAGACCGAGTTTAATGTGTCCACTAACATTTTCTCCAATAACCCAAGTTGGCCTGAGTTCTTTGACAAGTCTAAAATACTCTGGCCAGAGGTGTCTCGGATCATCTTCACCCTTTTTTCTACCTGCGACGGAGAAAGGTTGGCAAGGGTATCCTCCAGTGATGATGTCGATGGGAAGAAGTCCATCTGCTTTGAGTCTTTCATAATTAAGTTCCTTTATATCTTCGTATTGTTTAACATGTGGCCAATGTTTTTGCAGCACTTGTCTTGGATATTGATCAATATCACAAAACGCAACTGTCTCAAAACCACCAGTGGCTTCAAGTCCAAGACTGAAGCCACCAATGCCACTAAATAAAT